ATACCAAACCATACCTAAGTCTCTTACATGCTCTCAAAGCGCCTCCAAATCGTTCTCACATACAAAGGGAGATACACCATTGAACAATCTCAGTGTCTACTTAGTTAAAGATAGAATCACAAATTATACAGAAGCAATTAGATCTATATCCGGTGTTAAGCCAATAGACGGTATTTTGTCATTTAAGTTACATGCCAGTGGACTGGGTGGTTTATATGAGTTACATAATCGCGCTACATTGGTTAGATCTTTGGGTTCCACGCCCATAATTCAGGTAAATTGCTCTAATGAGCTATATTCGAGTATAAAATTAGATTTTTCTCCTGTGTCCAGCTTGGTTGGAACACTAAATATAGGGAGTAATCTGATTGTTTGTGCCCTAAATGAGTGTGATATTGTTTCCATTGATGTAGATTTGAACTCCATTGACGTAAACTTAAACTCCATGGATGTAAACTTAAACTCCATGGGCATAACAAACAATTTTGTAGGCAATGAAGTTACGATAATAGAGGGAAAACACGTATTTCCATGGATGTTACAGAAGATTTATGAGCCACAGGACGTTAAAATCTAGCTATGACGTTAGAATTTAGCTACATGTACAAATTGTTTATTGTTTATTGGTGAAAGGGGATATACAAGTTAAGTACATATGCAAATATATTAGACATTTGGACGCATAAATGACTTTATAGTAGTGAAGGAGACTTCCATGAACGATAATAAAAATTATCTTGAAGAACTATATGATCTAAGAGAGATGTTAAGGTTTGTTTTAAGGAAGGATTTCCTTACTGAACTAGTAGCTCTTTCAGAGCTGATAGATAAAAGCTACGTAGATAGCTATAATCGTATTAAAGAAAACAGTGAACATGGCGAAAACTGTGGATACGCAGCAAAAGCAAAAGAATTGTATCTTAAATTACAAGATAAGCCTATCGCTGAAAAAATAAAGTACATATATAAGACTTTCATAGAAGAAAAGTAGAAGGAGGAGCCCATATGGGCCTTAGAGACATGATGCTAAAGGGTGCCGGATACGCAAGAAATCTACCCTGGGGTCAAATAGGAAAGGTAGCAGGACTAAATATCGCCAGTTTGGCTATAGCAGGAGGAATAGTCGGTGCAATAAGTCCTCGGCAGACATTCGGAGGCGGAGCTTTTCATGGACCTATCGGTTATTTTAGAGGAGGAATTGAGGGTGGTCTGGCTGGCGGAGTCCTTGGAGTCGCATATTCTGCCATAAAAGGAGCAAGAACAGGATCCGCGTTGCTTAGTGGTGCCGGTGTAGGCGCTATGTATGGTGCTTTGATCGGTGGTTCATATGGTTTTTTCAAAGACAGTATCTTTTCTAATAAGCCTGTGAATCCTATCCGTGGCTTACATCAATAAGGAGGAGTTCATATGATATTTGGACGTAGTGCTGGTTTGTTAGCCGGTATGGCACATATTGGCGATGCTTACAAAGTTGCAAGATCACCACTTCCGTTAATCGGAGTATCACCACTCGCTGGTTTGGGATTAGCAATGACCGGTGGAGCGTTATTAGGTGGTATTAATTCAAACAACAGTATGGTCGGCGGCGCTGGCGGTGTATTGGGCGGTGGATTCAAGGGAGCGCTAACGGGTGGTTTTATGGGTGCTCTATATGGTGCTGGACGAATGGGATTAGGTGCTTATGGGGCTCGTTTAGGTGCAAAAAGTGCTGGTAGATGGATTGGCGCTGGAGCAGCGAGATATGGAGCATTAGGAGCAGCTCTTGGTGCAGCGGTTGGTATCGGATATGGAGTTTTAAAAGCTGGTATAGGTTCTAATAGACCAGTAAATCGTATTCGTGGACTACAGTAATAAAAGAGAAAATAGATAACATGAATGATGAAGACTCAAACCTAGTTAATTAGGAGGGTCTAATGATCCCTCCCGTTCCATGGTTAGGAGGGGTGATATGCTACAGTCACTTCTAGTATGTATGTGGAAAGCGCTTTCTTATATTGGCGCTCGTTGTCTGTACAGTCCAGTATCTAAGCTATATCGGCTAATCTTTGAACGCAAATACAAAAACCTACCTTCCGATATTCCATGGGTAGCAAGTCGAGTGCTTAGGTTTTTCGAGACTTGTACTTGGAAACAGGATCCTATGGGCGGTCTTATCGATGTCATCTCAAAACCAGAGAAATTTTATGCAACAAAAACAGGGGATTGCGATGATTTCGCCGCCTTTGCCTGCAGAGTCTTATGTTGGCCAAGCTTTATTATAAGTGTTACATGGTTCGATCCCAAAGCAAAATGGTTCAAGAAATTTCAAGGCCATAATGTATGTGCTTATTATTACAAGGAAAGATGGTGGCATATAAGCAATTGGGGGCGCATGGGGCCACTTGACAGACCAAGAGACATATGGAAAAATGTTCCGCCTCCGGGCACGATTCCGTGCGCATATAGTATTCGCAAAGATGATCTAAAGTGGTTTGATGGAGGAATAATAAAAAAAGAATGAAAGGCGATAACGTGGAAGGAAACGAGACAGAACAAAAAAATTCTGGTCAGAAGATGTATAAAATAAAGGGCTCACTAGTAAAACGCGAAGACGGTAGTTTAGAAAAGACTAAGATGTTCGATATCTTAGATATCCCTCTTGACGACTATTCTGATTTAGAATTCACCGAACAAGAAGTAAAGCGTATGAGGATGCATGTCATGAAATTAAAAACAGGCATTCAGGCCATGGCCCCTGTGCTTTGTTCGGGTCCGGTTAAATGTCCGTTTAGCTATAGGTGTCCAATTGTGGATAAAAGTATTCGTACTCCAGCCGGTGAAATAGATTTTCACAATCAGAACATGAAGAAATTTCCTATCTTTCGTCAATGTCTGTTTGAGAGAGAACTACTTGATTATCAACGCAGATCTTATATAAATGAATATGATGTTGACGTAGAGTCTCCTACTGAAATGAGCATGGTAAATAAGCTTGCAGAGCTTGACTTATATGACATGCGTGCCACTATTGTGCTGGCCCATGGTGACGATAAGGGTGACGGTAAAGATTTAATGAAAGAACAAGTCACCAGTGTTAGTATGACCGGAGAACAAATAAAAAGGCTTGAGATGCATCCTGCATTCGAATTAAAAGAGAAAATTCACAGAATGAAGGAAGAAATCTTACGTTCCATGGTTGGAACACGCAGAGAACAATATAAGCAAGCCGCAGCATTGAAAAAACAAAATTCTTCAGATCCAAGCACAGCTACATCTGATCTGAGAGAAAGAATCATAGAAATTGAAAAAGGCAATATAGTAGACGCTGAGTTTACAGAACATAACGAAGGATAATAATGGGATTATTCAACGAAGCACGTAATATATACGATAAGGTCATAAACGGCTCTATCTCTAAAGAATATAAGCGTTGGGGTAGATTTGCGCTTACCGTGCCGTTCGTTGTAGCAGACATAGGTGTATCCAAAGACAAAACCGCAGCAGTTAGCGCAAACGTAATGAGTATTGGCGCGGCATGGGCAATGAGGAATCAAAAGGGAATATTACCGTTCATAGTTCCATGGTTGGCGTATGGAACTACTAGAATGGCCATATCAGGTTCTCATAACAAAGCAGCTAACCCCATAAAAGGCCATGACGCAGGACATTGGGGCAGAGATCAAACTTTCGCTTCCGGAGACTTCGAACCAGGTAGTAGTTGGAAAGGATCAATTGACGAGCCGATGGTGCCATCGACACCACCGAAAACTGCACCAAATACTTGGAAACAAACAAGTGGCAAGTTGTTGTGGCCGAAATCTTGGGAGCGATCTTCAAATCCAGACGGATGGATGCGCTATAATTTTATTGTTCCAGGTCATACACAAAAAATACCATATCCAGTAGAAACAGCTGTTGAAACAGAAGTAGCACAAGCGGTAACAGCCGAAGAAAGACAAGTAGCAAAATGGAGTAGAAAGGGACTTATAGCCGCAGGCGCGGCGCTTGCTTTGGGTGCAGTATTTATTGCATCAGGAAGAAACAAGCCATATGATCCAGTCAAGGGTCACGATAAGGGACATTGGGGCAGAGATCAAATATTTAGCTCCGGAGATTTTACTCCAGGATCTAGTTACGATGCGGATAAAGACAAAAGTAACCCTATTGCTGCTGAAGTATTTGGTTTACTTGGTGTCGCGCAAATTAGTCCTTCTATTTATAGAAAAAGCAAGGAAATGATTACCGGGAGAGCCGCTTTATTTCATGGATCTACCAAGGCAGCTACAGAACAAATCCGACAAGTTGGATTGAGAACAGAAATGGCAGGTACGAGCGGTATTATTACAGGTGCTTTAGGCGAAGAATTTGCCAATAAACATAGTGGTTTGCTGTATTTAACAAAATCAAAGAAAATCGCTGCTACGTATGCCGCTCAGGCAGAAAGCTTGGCACAGGGGAATGCGTTTGCAGAGATGCGCGCCGAATTAGAATCAAAAATTATGTTTAATGCGCGAACTTATAAGTCAGGAATTACAGAATTTAATATTCCTTTATGGAAAATAGAAGACAAATTACTCAACAATCCAGAACTTGAGGGATATCAGACTTTCAACGAGTACTTCAATAGACCAGAAGGGCTATTGGAATATCGATCTCGCTTTAAAGAGTATTTCAATTATCGTGGTCTCAAGGGATCAGTTGTTCTAGGAGAAGATGTTGGGCCACAGTTTATAAAAGGTAATCCTCTTTTTAATGAATTTACACGTGAAGAATTTTCTGAGTATGCAAAGCGATATCCAGGAAGAATAGCAAAGGGTATTGGTCTTGGTCTGGTCGGCTTAGGGGTATTTGGCGCTATAAGCTATTTAACACTCAAGAGCATATTCAGCAACAAGGCAGCTAACCCCATAAAAGGCCATGACGCTGGCCATTGGGGCAGAGAACAGACCTTTGCTTCTGGAGACTTCGAACCGGGCAGTAGTTGGAAAGGACTATTTGGTGCTATTGGTAAGATATTTAAATCCGGTATTGAGTCATTTAGATCCGGTGTATTTAAGTATAGAATGGCAAAAGCAACAAGGTTGTATAGTGGATTGTTGGAGAAATCACTTGCGGGCGCCGGAGTTAATATTAAAGATGTCTCCATCGAAGTAAGAAATATTATAAAGTCAAATCAAGCTGTATTATCGATCTCTGCTGTCAGAGGAGAAGAATCGCTAGCAGGTGTCCTGAGACGTTTTAGTGTAGAGAAAGGTATAAAAAAGGTCGAATTTATCACTTCCCATGTTGCTGAGAATCTAAGAGGAACCGGCATTGGCAGAGCTATTAGCGCAGTAAAAACAAGAAACCTTTATAAAATTGGTTATGGAAAAGGAACTCTTTTAGAGTCTTCTCTTACAAGTCCAAAAACTGCTAGATGGTGGAGTCAGGTTTTCGGTCCAGTAAAACCAGGTCCTGGTTGGGCCGGTAGTGTAGAAGAATTTAATCAAAGACTTATTAATCGAGAATTTAGCAGTGGAGTATTTGAAGAACTCGGTGGAGCGACTGGAACCGCAGTTCTTCCTTCTCGTTTACAATTAGCTAGACGAGCTAGGAATATCAAGTCGATGCGCTTAAAGTCCAATAAGCCACTAAATCCAATAAAAGGCCATGACGCAGGACATTTGGGTCGTGAGATTACCTTTTCTTCTGGAGATTTTAGACCCGGAGAAAGCTGGAAGGGTATATTTGAAGCTATATACAACACCTTAATGCGACCAGTCAAATTTATGAGGGCTGTTGGCTTTAATAGAAAACTAGCTTTAGGTGCAAGACTATATAAATCACAAGTGCGCTTTGGTCTTGGTACGCTTGGTGCTGTACCTGAATCTGTTGAGACAATTATAAAGAAGGCTACATCCGGAAGAATAGCCGGTTCTATCGAATTAAAGGCGCTAGGTAAGGGTGGCCAATCGCTTATGGAAATGACTACGAATTTTACTCCAGGTTCGATTGAACTAGAGAGTGTGGAAATAGCAGACTATCTGCAGAACAGTGGTTTTGGTAGTTTCCTTAAAAAGGCCGAGCCGCGTATATTCGCACGCATGGGATATAAGCCAGGCACACTGATTACTTCTCCTATAGTAAACCCAGCCACCGGTAAACTTTTTCTAGATGTATATGGCGGAACACTTAAAACAATGGAACAAGAAGGGTTATATGCCCAAATATACGGAAATCCAGTACCAGAACATTTAGTAGAAAAGACGATGGGTAAACGGTTGACTAAAGAGGATTATTTAGATTTTGGTGGAGCAACAGGTATTGGCAAAACGCCGACCCTTGAGAAGATGGAAGAATTAGAAAGAGGCATGAGATGGGGTCAAGGATGGGCTAAGAGAACAGCCGAAATACAGAAGATAGCCCGTCAGCAGAGGCTAAATATATTACAAGAACAAGCCCAACCTCTTCCTTTTAAACTAAATGCTAATCGCAGAGGGTCTCATGGAATCGTGAGACCAGCGCGTAAAAAATAAAAAAAGGAGTAGATTGAAGATGCCCGGAGCGTTTGGTATTTTTGGAATCGCAGCATGGTCTTTAAAAAAGTTTCCAGGCTTGATAGGCGGCGCATTCAAAACTGTGCGTTCTGCCGCAAAGGCAGCCAGATGGGCTGTAGAAAGTCCGAGCATGTGGGGTCGTGCTGCTGCTCGACCAGCCGATACTATATCAGGATTCATAGGTAGACGAGCTATGGGTCCAGGAATTATCCTCGGTGGATTGGGCGCGGTAGCACTTGGAGCGAGCGCGATTCATGGTGGAACAATTGGTACAGAAGGGGCAGCAAGAGGTTATACACCTGGAATAACGGTACCATATCAATATGGGCCGATGAATTTTAGTTTGTCGAATATGAATTCCATGAATACGGGCGCCACCGGCTCGCTAGCGTTTGCATTACATAACAGTAGGAAGGCGTAACCATGGCAACAAGAAAAATTTATCTTAACTGGAGAAGCGCCGCGAGAAAATCGTTAGGAAAAGAAATACTTTCTGCTGCTGGCTTTGTACCAAAAAAAAAGGGCGGATATGAGTTTCTTCCCGGTATAAAAGGTAAAACACTATTTAAGTTTGGAGCCGGGATAGGAGTTGGAGCGTTAGTAGGTGGTGTAACGGGAAGTTCTACTTTAGGTTTCGGTGCTGGTATTGCCACTTCAGTTATGGCAGGAGCGAAAATGACCGAAGGCTTGGGTTTGCTAACGACTAGTCCTGCATTCATAGGGCTAGGTGCGTATGAAGGATTAAGACATGGCGGAATTATGGGAGGCATAAAAGGCGGTCTCACATCTTATATGTTCACAAAAATACCGGTTCCTTTAATGTTGGGTGCAGGAGCTTTATATGGCGGATATAAAGCAATGAATTACTTTGCACAAGAAGGTATGCGATCCAGAGAAACTGAATTTACCGGAGACACAAGTGCCTTCGAGACACAAGCCGCATATACAATGAGACAGCGCGCACTGCAGGAAATTTCCAGATCTCATACAAATGCTAGAACTATCTTGGGCAACGAAGCTTCTTATATGCATTTTGGTTAATAAAAACATATAATTAAAGGATATTTGTGAATACAGACCTAGAAAAGAAAATGTCTAATCCGGTTTGCGCCGAATGTATCAAAAAACACCTTGATAAATACAAGGGATTCGTAGATGCAGAAGGAAACGTCTGTAATGAATTTAGTGTTCCATGTATGGGTATACCCAATAAATATTTAAGCAACCACCTAGAAGCTGTTTTAGATGATGAATCAAGGGAAGATGCAATAGGATTATTTGATCCTGTTACTTGGGCTGCAAAATGGATTAAGAATCCTGATGGTAGTCCATGGGTAGCGAGATGGTATCAAAAGAGTATGCTTCGGTGTACAGCTAGTAGGCGTATAACGCGGTGCGGCAGGAGAATTGGAAAGACCGACGCTATAGCTGTTCATGCGTTGCATTTTTGTTTCACTAACAAAAACAAGAAGGTACTAGTTGTTGCTCCGTATAAAAGCCAAACAGAAGAAATAATAAGCCGTATTCGTAGTTTTATTAATTCTAATCCGAAACTTGCCAGTTCTGTAGAGAGAGATGTTAGTAGTCCGTTTTACGAGATAAGGCTTAGAAACGGCTCAAGAATCAGAGGGTTTAGCTCTGGCACGAAGTCTGGATCTGACGCAGGAGCAGTAAGAGGCCAAGACGCTGATATATTGTATATTGACGAAGCAGATATGCTTAGTGACGGAGATCTAAAGGCAATAATTGCAATTTTAGATACCCATGCTCATGTGCGTTTTTGGGCATCAAGCACTCCAACCGGCAAAAGAGCACACTTCTGGAGATGGTGTACAAAAACACCTAGTTACAAGGAATTTTATTATCCATCAAGTGTCCTTCCGTTCTGGGACGAAATAAAGGATCAGATTAGAGCAGACTATATTGGTAATGAAGATGCGTGGAATCATGAAATCTTAGCAATTTTTGGCGAGCAAGTTGTTGGTGTATTTCAGCATGTATACACAGATGCGGCACAAAAAGAATATAAATACGAAGATATGAAATACGATCCAACCTGGGTATATGGTATAGGAGTGGACTGGAATAGCGATAGAGGAACAGAGATAGCAATAGTGGGCTATAATGGTAGAGGCCATTTCCAAGTAGTTGACGGCCTTAATATACCAAAACAAAACTGGACACAGTTAGCCGGTATAGAAGCTGTCATTGCTATGAATGCAAAGTGGCTTCCTAGATTTATATACGTCGATGAAGGCTATGGCTCAACTAACTTGGAATTGTTAAGAAAATATGGTTATGATATGATTAATAGTAACCTGTTAGATCCTGCGTGTAAACTAAAAGACATAGTGAAGGGATACAATTTCTCTGCTAAGATAGATGCACACGATCCAATGACCAAGCAGATAATAAAGAAGCCGGCTAAGCCATTCATGGTTGAAAATACTGTGAGATTCTTCGAGGAAGGACGCTTATCTATATCTGCTTTTGACATGGTATTGCGTAATCAGTTACCTAATTACATAATTAAGCATCGCACTACTGCTGGCATACCGGTGTACGGTATGATAGAAGATAAGATAGGAGATCATCGTTTAGATGCACTAATGCTTGCTTTAGTTGGATTTAAGCTTGAAATGTCTGACTTTGGAAAACCTATACATAGTGTTAGAGTCGCGGTTTCTCCGGGTTTTGCAAAACTACACGGTAGAGATAGCCAACCAGATTCAGAGAAAGAGCTTGCAAAACGTATGGAGCTAATGCCTAATTCTCGCTATGACGAAGATTTACCGTCGATGACAAATCAGATGTCTCATATTCCAGCAAAGACTGTAGATACATACAAGATCCCAGAATATCGCTATGGATTTATGACAGATGAAGAAGAGAAGTACAGAAGGAAATATAAACTTAAAAACATGCGCAGGAAAGTACATTTTCGCAGAGTATTTCCTGAAAGGAAGAACATATGAGCATAGACGACAGCTCGGCCCGGCTGCTGTCTTGTTAGGCGTAATAAATCGTTTCCTTCGCCTTACAGACCCCAGCAAGTCTGGGGTCGCAATATATATAACAATTAGGAGGCAAAATGTCACTATTAGTATACGAACAAACAAGCCCAGGCGTGTATTCTGCTTTCAGCGTTGACGGAGTACATACTAATCCTATTACTACTGTACATCATGGTAGAAATGGGAATACTTTTGAAAAGAAGCTCTATCTTGGAAGAGAGACCGGAAACACCCACTCGTTTACTAATGTACGTATAAAACCTTCATCTTTGACTTCTGACAGCGATATAGGATCTGGTTCCAATCCCGGTTCTACGGGCTGGGGTGTAAAAATAATGGTGGACCCAGGATACGATCCAACAGAAGATGATTGGGACGCAACTTATTACGGAACTACTATAGATATGAGCGACATAAGCAATGACGCTAAGCTTCCTTTCTGGTTTAGGATAGAGTCTCCAAGAGGAATTTCGATCCAGAACAAAAAGAATATAACTCTTTTGTTGATGTTCACCGAGTCTGTATAGAGGAGTATTTATGGGTGCATACATATCAAGTCAGAACGGTTGGTGGGACGACGCAGCTACTTGGGGTGGCGGTGGTGTACCAGGCGACGGAGATACAGCTACAGTTAATCATATAGTGGCGATGCGTGGCAATGTGACTATAGGTACAGATGCAGCAGCTGATGATCTAACTATCGGTGGCAAACTAAAATGGGGCGATCCAGACAATGAATTAGGTGGTGGTGTTACTCCAGTTAGTGGCAGTTGGACCCTAAAACTGAAATGTAACACAATAATTCCTGGGGGCGGTGAATTTGAGATAGGTACTTCCAGCAATCCAATCCCAGAAGCGTTTACGGCTACTGTAGACATAGGCAATGCTGTCGAAAATACTATAGTCAACAATGGCACGTTACGAGTACATGGCTATGTGTCTTATCATATGGCATCTGCCAATAAACAAAGAAGTCAATTGGTTACAAACGCTGCTGCTGGGACTAGCCAAATTCAGACACAGGATGCGGTGGATTGGGAAGCGGGGGATACTCTGTGGGTTGGTACTGCTGGGGATAAGACGCAGGCACCCACAGATAACGAGAAAGTGACTATTCTTAATAAGGTTAATTCTACTACTTATAATTTAACTGGTAATTTGGTCAACGATCATTTTGGGGGTGCCGATTATGGGGATATGGTAATCCATGCCTCACGCAATGTTATATTTACTGGGCAAGGCAGCACTCATGGATTTGCAATTTATAAAAGTGATGCGTCTGGGGACACTGTGTTTGATATCAACTGGTGTAGATTCAAATACGGAGGGATGGGTGCTACATATAGTCAAGCTGCTTTGGGGATAGCTTGGACAAGTAACAGTGATCATTGGGATCTTGCCCAATTGACGTGCACTAATTGTGTATTTGAAGATTTTGGTGATTCTAATGCTAATGCGTTATATTTTTACTATGCACCGTTGGAACCTGATCCAGATTTTGTACATTTTGATGAAATTCACATTTTTAACTATAAATATAGTGTTTATACTAATAGCCTAAGAGGCGAATTACGGTTTGGTCATATAACCGCAATGGATATTAGCTATGCTGGTATCTATGGGGTTGGTTGCGAGTCAGTATGGATGAAAAGTTATTGGTTTACTGGAACGGTTCCTGCGGGCGCTTCATGCTTGGCTCTGCAAGCAGACGCTGACACAGCAGTTAAAATAGAAAGTTTCAAAATTCATGGTGCTTATAAGGGTGTTACGATGGTAAGTGCTAAGGATTATTATGCAACTTCTAACTATGAATTTTTTAGCGGGGAGATATATCATATACTGGGTAGTTCAGCGGCATCATATGCTTTGTATATCAATGGTACATCAAATGTGGGCAACATAATTATAAAAAATGTTAAATTCTACGACATTGCTGCATATGCTATTGATGCAACGCAATTAGGATCGTTCGAACTATATAGTTGTACCTTCGACAAATGCTACCGTGCTATCAATCTGCCTGGTGGTACTGCATTCAGATTTAGGGCGTATGACTGCGAATTTGGTACTACCTATCGAAATGTGCAATATAATACATATTATGTGAAAACTGCTATGTCGTCCTACTCCGGGCGCACAATATGGGAAAACTGTAAATTCAAAATACCTTCGGCGCTCCCAGTCATATCATACGATTGGTATCCGGAAGAATTACGATGGGTTATGGCTTTTGGAACTATTAAGGACTGGCGTGAATGCTGTGAATTCAGCCAACGATTCTCAATGGAATTTATTGATTGTCAATTGCTAGATGCTGCTGATGCAGACCAATGGAGCACATTGTACCCTAACACAACTGTGATGGGCATCGTTGGTGGGCGTTCTGAAATACATAAAACAAATGAAGTAACGGAGGTCGCTGGCTATATAGATGGTAGTTATCAGCGCAAATTACTGCCCTTCATGGGATTATCCAGAATCCACATAACTAAAACATGCCCCGTTAGAATTCCAATTTTAAGTGGGCAAACTGTGACTGCAAAATTATCACTAAAGAAGAATATAAACCAAGATGCTGTTTATCTTCCAATGCTTCATTTGTTCGGTTGCGGTATTACTGATGAAAGTGCGATGACAGATGTGGTTGATACATGGGATGAAGTGACAGTAAGTGGTACTGCTATGGTAGATGGTGTAGTTGAATTTTGGATTAGTTGCTGGGGTGTTCAAGATTTCCAAACGATTGCTCCAGCGAGGACTCCTACAAATGATTATAACTATGCATACCCAATCGATCCAGGCGGTGTTAGCGCCTCAACGGGTGCGCATAACTTAATTTTATATGCAGATGGATTGAGTGTTGAGAGGACTGGACCGTGAGCCTAACGAATGACGGAGCTTTTCCTGCTTGGTTACCAGGAGAGAGCCTAGCTATAAGTGACGGAGCATTTCCTGCTTGGTGTGGGCCAAGTTCTCTCGGTATAAGTGTTCTCGGACATGAATTCGATATATCAGGAATAAATACAATAACTAGTATTGGGCATGAATTTACATTGCATCCTTTACCAAAGATATCTCAAACAATAACATCAGAAGATCTCAGTAGACTGACAGAAGATTTGACCATAGAAAGAGAAGAACCGGGACAACTTCTAGTTTCGCCTATAGTCACTGGGGCTACAAAAGAAGAGCAAACAGAGAAGCAACGAGTAGAGAATGCGATAGAAAATCTTCAAAACTGGATGTTAGCTGCTGCTGAGATGCAGAAGGTTCTTGGTGAAAAGCTAAAAAATAGAACAGTTACAATAGATTCCAAGACTAATCCAGCGGTAAGGGATGCTATTCGTAGACTGTTTGGAACAGATTCAAGCACCATTACTTATGATATGTACAAGAAAGCACTGGAATGGCGCTCTAAGCTACTTGAAGAAGGGAGAAATAATACCTATGGCACCTCTAGTTAATATAGATATGGACCAGATGCATGAGCTTGATCTGCAGCAATCTTATTGGCTTTTATTTAGTAAGATGAAAGACGATTTTGTATGCAAAGAAGATCTTGAACAAGCTCTTAAAGCTGCTACTGTAAATGGTGGAATACAGGGGAATGAAGGCGGTCCTGTTGTTGTAAGTGGAGCAACGATTGCTTATGCGCTTCTTGATACGATTGCTAGACAAAAAAGTGTTGCCTACTCTAAGCTTGCAAAGAGTGGCGGAGTAGTTAGGCAACTAACAGTCGAAGGTTTAGAAGCTCTTACATCATAAAAGAGGAGATATAACGTGGGTATAACTGGTCTTAATCCTTACTTCGCTAAAGACATTTCTTGTATTATAGATGCTTTCGCAGCACCTACTGCTCCTGGAGAACCAACTCCTGGAGAACAAGCTAGACAAACGCTTTCTGGGCTTCCAGACTGGATAAAGAACCAGGGAGGAGAAAGTAGCGTAGCTGCTCTTTCTAACAAGCTCCAAGATAAGATGGATCAGGCCCAGAGTTGGGTTGAATCGCTCTATAGTTATGGAACATATGGTTCAAAAGGTACAACGATAGATTTAGGCCCATTACAGGGCATTCAGATGCGGAACACGTGGTATACAATGTCGCAGGGAGGCGACGCCGGGGACAAAATTAAAGCACTTGTCGCAGACTGTATTCCATGTGAAGATAGGGTACTGGCCCTTCTAAATCTTAATCCAATCGAAGATGTATGGAAACATTTTAACATGATGTACAAGCAGTCTACTTCGTTCTTAGTGGACTTATATGATTTGTTTCTTGGCGATCATAGCGTGGGTGTGTTTGCTGATTTATGCAACCTATTGAATTTCCTAAGTTTTATGTGTATACCAGATTTAGCCGGTATAATTATAGTACTTAGTAAGCTTTTAACAAAATATGCTTTTAAATACAAAGACTTAGAGATAAGCTTTATGAGTATTCTGGGTCGTTTTTCTGGTCCGGCACTTTCGCCATTGCTGGCTACTGTTGATAAATATATACAGCTTATCTTTGCTCCTATAGAATGCATGATAGCAAGTATTGATGCACAGTTACAAAAAGCTGATGTTGCCCAGGCATGGAAAAAAAACATGCAAGGCCAAAAAGATGCACCAAGAAGTTTCAGCATATCTGAGTTTGGTGGCGCCCTAAAGGGACTAAGAGAAAAATTACAAACGTCCGTAGATGAAGCGCACAAAGAGTGGAAAAAGCTTGATGAAAGCATGAAGGACTTACTTGGGGTTACTGGCGAAATGGACAAGCAGCTTCTTGATATAAGCTACAACATGGAGCAAACTGTTAAATTTATTGGCTTAGTTCAGGCTGTTATAATGGCTCTCACGGAAAAGGCAATAATATGTGGTCCAAGCGGAAACGGTCAAGAAGAAATGCAGAATTTTCTATCTAATTATGTTGCACCTAATTTTGATTTGGACATAGTTATTGACAATGGAGAGGCCCGTTTAACTCCCAAAGTGCCGGATGGACTTGATAAATTACTAGATGTAGTTGGTCAATACAAAAAGCAGGGAAAAGTTTCTGCACCATCAACCGCGCAGACCAAAGCTCCTCCTGCTCAAATAGGTCAAGTTGTTATTCCTATAAAGAATTGCTTATACACGACTACTGATGTAGAACTTGAGAAAGTCAAGGACTTCCTGGGAAGCTTCCAGCAAAGTTAACTACCGGAAGGTGGCAAATAGATGAAAATCTTTGGTATTGAGCTTAAAAGATCCAAGCGCAAAAAGGGTGCACCAAGATTTGGTGTATCACAAGCAAAAACAGAAGATAAAGCTCCATCTACTCAAACACCAAAGCACCTGGTATCAATAGCAAAAATTCCTCGCGTTAGAAGCCCCGTGCTCTCATTTAAACTACGTTCTGGTATAGACGAGTTCGAGCAATCAGAATACGATATGGCAGAAATAGGCAGGATTGAAGACATTGAATCATTCGTGGCGCGAGCTTTTGCACAAAAACAAGGTCTTATGTTTAAAGAAGGTTGGGAGCTTGTAGGTAAGAATCTTAATACAATTCAATACATTAAGCAACGTTTCGAGCAAATTGGTATGGCGACTGGAGAACCATTTTCAATGGTATTGAAAGAGCTCGGAGAAGACTTGATTAGGTATTCGAATGCTTTTTTGGTTAAGGTACGCAATAGGAAGGCAAGCGGAGGAAAGATACGTAGGTCTCCGAATAAGGCTACGCCAGTAGAGCCTGTTGCTGGATATTTTGCTCTTCCGGTGAGCACCGTAAGATTCAAGAGAGACGATTCTGGTAAGATCTTGAAATACAAACAAGTATTGCCAAATGGTAAATATAAAGAATTCAACCCAGAAGATGTTATACATCTATATTTTCGCAAGAAGAAAGGTTTCTTAGTAGGAACTCCTTCTTTGATTCCCGTAAAAGATGACATCCGCGCGCTGCGCAGAATTGAAGAAAATATAGAAATGCTTATATATCAGCATCTATTTCCTCTGTATCATTACAAAGTTGGTACAGAGATGGC